TCTCTATTTTCTCATGTTCTGCGTAAGTAATTTGCCCCACTTTAACGCTATCCATATACACGTCAGACTTAAATTCCATATTATTAAGTTTTTCTACAACGTTGTTAAGAGTGGCTACGACAACATTATTTTGTCGCATACTATGTTCAATCGTCATATTTGTACCTAAAGAATAATTAATATTTCTACTAATTACAGAACCTAAATCATAATTCTTCATAGTGTTCATAGCGTCAGTAGCTAAACCACCTAAAGAGTCAGTTACAACCTTTTTCTTCTTGTCGATACCTACAGCAATACCTGGTGGTATCCATTGTCCAATACCATCTCTAAACAACCTAGACGGTGAGTTGATACCCAAAACAGACTTCATTTTATTGAAAATACTCAAAGCAACACTTGCAGCATAATTTGCTAAGCTTGCGGCTCTTGAGTGAATACCACCCTCAATACCGCTCATCATACCTGAACCGACACCATCAAACCTAACGCCTCCTGCTCTACTTTTACCGTCTTCAACAGTGTTCTTAACACTTTGGGGCACACTTTCTTTTTTAGTGTTTATCCCGTCTTGTAAAGTTTGCATAACTTTAGAACCACTTCCGTGTAAGTTAGTATTATCAACAATTCCTTTTGACTTATTCATAATACTTTGTACAGCGTTAGTATTAGCACTTTCTTTACTGAAAAAACCATCTGCTGCACTTTGCATAACTTTACCGGCATTATGATGGAAAGTTGTACCAGCTACAATATCGTTCGCTCTGTTCATTACTTCTTGAGTAGCATCAACAGGCTCTCCCGACTTCTCTTTAATACCACCTGTTACACCGTCAATAGCTTTCTGACCACTCTCTTTCATTTTTTGCTCAACCATAGGCTTCAACTCATCTATTTTAAGACCTGCTGCTTCAAACATCTGTCTGAATTTCTCCTGCATATCAGCTGGCATATTGTCCATAGCTCTCAAGAACTCTTGAGCAAATTTTGCTTGCTCCATAGTGATTTCCCCAGTGTGTTGTTTTTGAGTAGCTAATTCATTAACCCACATAGAAATGCTATCTTGATTCATACCGTTAAAGACTTCTTGTAATTTAGCTCTGTGGTTATTCATGTTAGTTTCATGTTTAGCGTTCTCAATTTCTAACAACTGTTGTTTATAAGCATAATTTCCAGAGGCTTCTTCATTGATATGTTTCATCGCTTCTTCGTGGCGTTTTTGTTCTTCTTCCACTTTCTGATTAGCTTCATAAGTTTTACCGAAAAACTCGTTTTGGAACTCTACAGCCTTTTTATTAGCACCACTCATAACTTCCATAGTCGAATTAAATTGAGTTTCAATATTGTTCAAACGTTTTTGATACTCTTCATTTATCTGTTCGGTAGTTTTTCTTTCACTACCTACTCGACTTTCGTTTACAGTCAATTCTCGTGTGTACCAATCATTAACCGCTTGTGTTTGTTCGTCATAGTTTTGTTTCAAAGTTTTAGTTAAAAATGCTCGTTGAGTGGCTATTTGTTCCGTTGTCAACTTATCATTTTGAGCGAATGCAACAGCTGCTTTGTGTAATTGTTGAGAACGTTCTTGATGTAGTCGTACTTGCTCTTCTGTAAGTTGATTCATTTTTTGCATAAGTCCGTCAAGCGTCTGAATTTCCCCTGCTGTCAATACTTCCCTGTTCTTAGTGTGCATAGCAGTAATATCATCAATGTTTTGTTGAACTTGTCCCATTTCATTTGAAATTTCAATAAGCCTATTCCCTACTCTATCAGAACTTCCATACAATCTTTCATACAAAGTACTACTTTGTTGTATCCTTTGGTTAAACTCTCCTGTTTTAGAAGTTAAGCTATCCATAGTAGCACTAAACTTACTAGACGAATTAGCATACGCTTCTTGTGACGCTTTAAGTTGTTTATAACCCTCTGTTTGCTTAGCCATGTACGATGTTAAAGCCGCCATACCTGCAAAAAGCGCAGCACTTGCCAAAACAACAGGATTAGCTTTAAACCACGTAAACGCCGCTTTTAATTTATCAAAACTAGATACAACACTACCTATTGCCCAAACTAAAGGTGGCGTTGCTACAGTGATACCCACTAAAGAAGCAACAAACACTTGAGTTTCCCTGTCCATATCTGAGAAACCCTCTATCAAGTCTCCTAAAGTATCTAGAACTCCGTTTATAGTAGGCTCAAGATTTTTACCTAATATGGCACTAGCGTTACTCACTCTTGCTGTAAATTTATCTATAGCACCACCAATACCACCTGAAAGATTATCAGCCATTTCTTTAGTAGCACCGCTAGAATTTTTGATACTATTAGTTAAATGTGCCACACTACTATCACTAGCGTTTAACAAAGCAAGCCAGCCGGACATGGCAGTTTTACCGAATGCCATTGTAGCAAATTGAGTTTTTTGTTCTTCGGTCATGTGCCTAGTTTTTTCTCTTAGTTCAGCGATAACTGTACTCAAACTTTTAGTTTTACCTTGATTGTCAGTCAAACTAAAACCTATACTGTCTAAAGCTTTCTTAACTCCTGCACCACCTGCGGTCATGTTAGCAAAACCTGCTCTTAAAGTTGTACCTGCTATAGACGCTTTAATACCATTACCTGCCATTACAGAAATAGCAGTGGCAATATCTTCGATAGAAAACCCTAAAGCACTAGCCGTCGGGGCAGCATATTTAAAAGCATTCCTCATATCTTCGATACTTGTAGTAGACTCTACAGAAGCTTTTGTAAGAACATCTACAAATCGTTGAGTTTCGTTCGCTTTAAGTCCGAATGCACTCAAACCATCTACAACAGTTTCACTAGCTCTACCCAAGTCCATTCCCTCAACTTTGGCAAGATTTAGAACATGAGCTACTTGTTTTCCTGCGTCAGAAGCGTTCCAACCTGCTTTTACTAAGAACTCCATACCGTCAGAAACGCCCCTCATACTATAAATAGTACCTTGTGATATATTTCTAGTAGTGGTATACATGTTATTCAAAGCTGTTTCAAAGTTTTCTCCGCTTTCTAAAGCTGCTGCCGCAGTTCTTCTTAAACTATCATCAGTTTCTCTAAAACTTCCTACCATTCTAGAAGCACCATATACAGCTGGCAAAGTTAAACCGTAAGTGGCAGTTCTTCCTACATCTTGCATTGCACTACCTAGTTTTTTAATGCTACTTGTAGGAACATCAAAGGCAGTTGCTAAACCACCAAAACGCCCACGCTCTAACATACTCATTTGCCCTAACAGTTGTTTTGTTTGAGTTTCAGCCTTGGCTAATTCAGCATTTAACCTAGAAAATTCAGCGGTATCGATATTGACATCGATATCTCTCAATTCTCTTTTTAACATTTCTGTTTTCTCTTTAGACAACTCTATAGCTCGACTTAATTCTTTAAATCTAGCAGCTTTCAAATCACTATTAGAACTATCAAACTTTAAAGCACGTCCAAACGCTTCGACGTTCTCTTTAGCTTGTCTAAGTGAGCTATTTACATCTTCAATACCACGTTTAGCAATATTAAAATGTTGTGCTCCCAACTCTTTCATGCTATTAACTAGTTTTTCAGATTCAGCTTTAGTAGCAATAAGTTCATTCCTAACTTTATTAAAATCACTAGGATTAAGTTTAACGTCTATCTTATTTAACTCTTTACGTAAAAACTCCGCCTTATTAGCTAAAACAGTAAACTCTTTGCCCATTTCTGTAAGTTTTACTCTACTAGCTTCAAGACTTTTAGGAGAATTTTTCAAAGCAGTATCCATTTTTTGAATACGTGCCCTTGCTTCGTCAAGTTCTGAATTAAATTTATTTAGCCCACTATTATAAGCCATATCTTTTATAGTAGCTTTTACTCTTTCAGCTTCATCTTTAGCCTTTTTTAATTCACCTTCCCACTTAGCCAACTCCGCTCTTACTTTGTCAGCTTTAGTGTTCTCTCCTAACTCATCTAAAGACTTTATTTGACTTCGTAAAGTTTTTATAATTTCTTTAGTTTTCTCTATAGTAGAATTTAAGTTTTTTTGTTTAGCAGTTAAACTATTTATATTACTAGTATCAAATTTAAGTCCTCTGTTGATACTTCTTAAATCTTTTGTCAAAGCCGTTACTTCTGTCCTAGCTTTCCTAAACTTACTCTGTAAGTCGCTTATATCAGCTTTCAGCGTTATCCGTCTTCCACGTTCTTTCATTAGTTATCCTCCTTTACTCTAAAATGTTTTAATTTCTAAAATGTTTTAATTTCTAAAATGCGTCGATATCATTTTGATTAGCCATGATAGGATATTCAAAATGGTCGTTTCCTTGTTCGATAAGAACTTCCATTAATAACCTTAAAGAAATACAACTAAGTTCCTCTACTGAAAAACCTAGTTGTTTACACCTTAATAAATATAAAGACGTTGTAAATGGTCTTGATGTTACTTTTTTTCACCCTTAGCCTCTACTGTAGGTTGAGAAACAGCATTGTATATGTTGTAAATATCCGTATAAGCATTTGCTAAATCTCCTGGCGTAAAATCTTGAATAAACTCATCAAAACCTTTTTGTTTCCCAGTTAAAAAATAAGCTAGGTGCAAAAAGCTCTCGTAAACTTCTAACGGATTATCTTGCACCAAAGTTTCGATTTTAAAAACATCTTTACCAGTCTCCCTATAGAAATCTATAGGGAAGCTAGCGTTTAATTCAATCACATCATAAGTATTATTTCCGATAACTAATTTTTTTTGCATAATATTACTCCTCTGTTGTAGCTACATAAACTTTAGTGAACCAACCATTGTATGTTGTTTCGTCAGTATCTTTGTTAGTTTTAGCACGTCCAATATTTTTAGCGTTTGCTAAACCTGTAAATTCCATTTTTACAGTTGCAACTTCTGTTTTATCTGCTAATGTTTTATACTCTAATTTTGGTTTAGCGAATTTAACACGATATAAAACGTGTCTTACTTTATTCTTATCACCTTTAATTTCAAACATTAACGCAACTTCTTCTGGTGCTAACCCTAAATCTTCATACGTGACATTTTTATTATCTCGTTTCATATTTAGAACATCTTTCTCAAAATCTTCTGTGATATTAGCAATTTCTATCTCGCCTTTATACCCCGCAGCACCTAAGCTAACATGATAAACACTGTTGTCAGCGTAGAAATTTTCAGAACTTTGTTCGTTTTCTAAAGTCAAACTAACAGCCCCTGGCAATTTCTTCACGCTTCCGTATTGCACATCTCCTGTAAGCCCTACAGTAGCTATTGCATAATGCACATTCTCTAAACCAAACATTACTTTATTTTCTGTTTTTGTTGTCATATTTATGTTTCCTCTCTTTCGTCATCAGCGTTCTCTTCTTCATCAACACTGTATTCATTTTCTAATAAACTAAAAGTGGCACGTAACAACACGTGTCCACTTAACAAACTCTGTTCAAAGTCGATAACCCCTTTAATCTCATGTAAAATATCTCTAAATTCTAATTCTAATTCTAGTTGGGAAGTCTGATAATAAAGCTCTATATTAAAATCAAACTCTTTCAAATATGCTATATTGTCATAACTCATATCTTTTTGTGTACAAGAAAAGATAATATAAGGAACAAATACATCTTCATCTTTAGAAAAACTACCATACGCTACAGGAATATTAAGTCTAGATAATTTTTTGTAAACCATCGTCAAAATGTTCTTCAAAAACATCGCCCGCCCTTTCCTTATTATTCTTATAATGAGGGTGTCCTGATACACGTCCTACTCGTTTACCGTGCACTATTAACTCGTGTCCATCATCTAACAAATGCACTAAATGGGGCTTTTTGCCATTGTGGATTACAAATTCAGCACCTGCCATTATAGTGCTATTGTTTTTTATTCTCCACCCGGAAGCATATTTACCATACTGTTTAGGCGATTCAGCTTTTAAACCTTTTCTACCTGCAATAGCTCCCTTTTTCGCAGACTCTACAGACATTTCATACACTTGAGCAGGAGTCACTTCTAGAAAATCATCTAACCCTACATCAATTTCATCTATTTCTATTTTCATTTTTGTCATCGTCCCTTTTTTCTAAATATAATAAAAATTCTCTATTTCTCTCGTACACATTCTCTATAGACAATATATTCCAACGTGAATTGTCGACAATCACATAAAACTCTCTGTTATTAACTTCTAACATTTTCTTATGAAATCTTATCCTTAAACGTAACTTGCTTTTATCGTTACGTCTTCTACTTTCCCAAAACTCATTATTTCTGAAATTACTCAAATACCCATAAACTTTTAAGAAAGTTTCGTCAGAACTTCTAATCCTTGCCCCAAATTCATTTATCACGTCTTTAGACTTTACGATAGTAACTTTTTTATTGAACATTCCTGTGTGTATCACAATAAACACCACCTAAAAGAAATTAATTCTATTATTCTCAATGATATTGTCAACAAGTTTATTTACATACTTATTACTAGTCTGATAATCTCTGTTCCAATAAAAATCAGAACAAAGTATCATGATAGCTTGTTTGAAATCATAACTTGTTTTTACAACTTCTTCATCAAGTCCTGTATGATTAACAATGTACATTACAGCACTTGCTATCAACTGTTCAATTAACAAGTCATCTTCGTCATCTAAAAGTCGCAAGTAGGCTTTAACTTCATCTAACAAAATAGGCGTATCGACAACATTTTCCGATGTGTCGACACCGCCTTTATCGTTTTCTAACATATTCTTATCCTGCTACTGTTAAAATTGCGAACCCTTGGTCGTCCACTATTTTACCACCAAACTCTCCATGTACTACTGTACCTACAGCATATTGTGTAGCGTATTTTTCACGTAACACTGTAAGTTCCATTTCTTGAGATGATGATAATGCATAGCAATTCAAGTCCGCATATAACACTTTATCTTTTGGAGCAAAGTCAGAAGTCATAATTTTTGTACCTAAAATCACAAAACCAAAATCTCTTGTAACATCAGGTAATAAGTAATAGTGTCCATTACTATCTTTTAACTTGCGTAACGTTGTAAGTAGTTCAGGGTGCATTACATATACAGCTTGTTTTTGATATTGAGTATGTAATTTAGTTCTAATATCAACTAACCCATCAACTGTCCAACCG